AAGAAGAAATGGCCCGATTCATGGAGCCAGCTTGATAAATCTGCACCTTCAAGCAGCGTTATTGTCGCTCCAAATTCAGTAAATTGGATCTGTGCTCTAGGCTGTACTGTCTTTCCGTCCTGTGTTAAAGTCATTTTATGACTATCGTAAAGTGTACTCAATGCGGAAAACCCTTCTCTCGAACTGATTACAGAATCAAGTTGAGCCGAGAGAAATTCGGAGGGAAGCATTTCTGCGAGTATTCCTGCTTCTCCGACTTCAGGCGCACTGGCTCTATCGATGGGGGCTATCTCAAGATCAGCACCAACGGCAATAGAGTCCTTCAGCACCGTAAAGTTATGGAGGATCACATTGGCCGCCCCCTGACTACCTCCGAGATCGTTCACCACGTCAACGGGGATAAGCTCGACAATAGAATTGAGAATCTGAGGATTATGGATCAGGCCAGTCATTGCCGTGAGCATCGTCCGCTGTCCTTCGATATCGAGGCCGCTAAATCCTTGTTCCGTGAAGGTCTCAGTAGACGCGAGGTCGCTGATCGTCTTAATGTGCGAATCCACACTATCGAATCGGCCTTTGACAGACGGGGCTTGTTCATCAACGACTTCAGAGGGTTCGCTAAAGGCAAAAAGTTTAGATGGGACTTTGAGCAAATTAAAGAATTTATCAAGCTCGGTCTTGGTGGAAAAGAAATCGGCGATAAGTTGGGTTGCTCTAGCGCCAGCGTCTATAGATTCATCGGCTCTCAAGGCACTACTTTCAGAAAGCTGAAGAGCGAGCTCAGATAGTTCCTCTTTATTTAAGGTGTCTTCTTGATAAAGGATATTCGGATCAGTTGGGTCGTAGGTGCCACGGTTGAATTGTGATTTGATCTGCTCAGGAAACCATGCGACTAGATGTTTCTCACCAGATTCAGTGAAAGTAACCTCAACACCATCATAGCCTGTGACTTCGCTTAATGCTTTTCTGAAAGCCTTGGAGTCATTATCAAATAACTCGACCTCTATGGACTCTACATCATCGCCTTTATATGTTTCAGCAATATCATCCAGCATCCATTCCTCTGGCCCAGTTTCCCAGAAGGTATCAAAATGGTCTCCCAGCGGGTTCATGTTCTCATCATCCATGCTGCGCTTTACCGCTTCCGAATGATTTAACATCTGCCGAACCTGTTTGGCGCTCAGATCAAGTCCAGCTTGGCGGAGATTGCTTGTCCCTCCGGTCAATTTTATTGGGTTTTTTATGGCAAGATGCACCGGTAAAATACCGGGCGATGCTGCTCCGCCAATTTTATCCGCTCCGACTGGAGCACTCGGGCTTACATAATCTGAGGCGTAACCACTGGCCGTTACTGGCTCGCTGGTAAAATAAAACCCACTTCCATATTGATCATTGCCTTTCCCTGTGAGATGTGGCTTGAACTCTGTGAAACCATCAAGATTTCCAGTCCCATGATAAACCGCCAGCGGCTCACCCTTTTCATCCACTACCTTGGATTCTCCAAACCATTGCTGGAACTCAGGTGTGCCGGGTTGATCCAACGCCTCACCCATCACAGGAGTACCCTGGATTCTCAATCCCAGCTTCTCGTACAGCTCCTCAGGAGTGATTCCCAGCTTGTCTGAGTACACGATTGAGAATGCTCGATGGAGGGCTGCTGAGGTCTCTGCGGCTCTTGGGTTCATGCGCTGAGTGGCGATAAGCTGGTCACGAACCATCACTCCAACACGGTCGGCAGAAGCCTGAGTCTCATTGGCCATTTCCTGCTCTTCCAGAATACGTTCGGCCTCTTTCTCAAATTGAGGCGTAGCTTGATCAATCCACTCATTCGCCTCAAGTGCGTTCATACCATCGATATCGTTCCTGAGCTTATCGCTCAACTCGTCGTGAAACTCTGCCATGTTGGTAAGGTAGTCAGCCTTGGTCATGGTAATGTCGCTTTTGGTATCCAGTGACTCACGGATATCCTCAGCCAAATCTTCCGGTAATTCTTCAAGCAGTTCCGGGTGTGCCTGGAAGAACGCCTCAGCATCCTCAGCGGGAATATTCACCTCAGCCTCAGCACCCAGCACATCCTCAATGAAGGACTTGGTAGCTCCCTTGTCTCGACCCTTGACGTTCCAATCAGCCACATCAGTCGCCATTCCATCCATCTGTTCCTGTTCATTCAATGCACGATCAGCAGCATCCAGTTCAGTGGCATAACGACTTAATTCTCTATCTTTACGAGTGGCTATTCTGCGTGCAGCACCATGCGCCCCTGACATTAATGTTGTCTGGGTCATCGTGGCAATCAGCGTCTGGTAAGCAACCTCGTGACGTTCCTCAAGGTAGTCGTTCCATGATCTGTCTGGATTAGCTATCGCGGTATCAATGGCATCCTGGGTGTGTTCAGCCACTTGCTCCATCGGGACTTCACGCATCATCATCTCAGCAAAGAATCGTTTGACCCCAGCCTTACCGAACTTCTTCAGCACCAATCCCATGGTGGGCATCTCGGTTACTACCTCAACCCCAGCCTCAGCAAGACTTCCAGTTAGAGCCTCACCAATCGTCGCTCCTCGACCTCGATAACGTCCGTATGACTCAAAACCTACCTGACTACCCATGGCAGAGAGACCTATAGCAGCATTGCCTGTCATGATAGATATCGCCCAGGCAGGTGCTTGAACTGCAGTACTTACCAAACCGCTGCGAACACCTTCCATCGTCGCACCCAAATCTTCAGGACGAAACCGCATTGCTTGAGTCTCAGATACGTCCCTCAGCTTCCGAGCCTTTGCCTTCATTCTCTCTGAACCGATCAGATCACCATATAACTCCATGACCCCAGCATGAACACTCTTCCATCGAGCCTTGGCATCTTCATGGGCGCTTTTCATAAACCCCATGTACCCAACGTCTTTCGGCCCCCTTATTCGGGTGTAGGACTTCTCGAACTTGGCCATCTTGTCAGCATCATCATGAGCAACAGCCGCATTATCTGGGTTGGAGAAGAACTTCCTGACTGCCTTGCCCTGACTGATTCGTTTAAGAATGTCAGCGTCATTGGCCGTCTTGTTGATCTCATCTGCATTCTGCTCGGCAAAGTCCATCGGCACACCCAGCTTCTCAGCCGATTGTTTGGTCTTCGCAAATGAATCAGGATTCTGTTCAGTCCCATAGCGCACAGAGGTTTCCAGCTTATCTCGCTCAGACTTGTTGCGTCTCAGCGTATCGAGAATAGCGGAATCCTGAGTCTCACCTGGAATGTTGGTGCCGGTCATTTTAATATTTTATCCGGGTTATTCTTGTACCAGTTGTAAAGGTTTAGAATATTGGCTTCATCAACCGGAGCTCCCCTGTCATTCAAGTCAGCAGCCAGCTCATCAATCATGTCTGTCGGAACACCCGGTATCTCAAACGTACCTGCAGCCTGTTCCTTATCGAACCAGAACCAGCCGGCATCTTTCCGTAATACCTTGATGGCCAAACGATCACTGATCTCTCTGACCTCATCAGGGCTAGGTTTCTTGCCAGTGGTTTCTTGGAACTGTCTCAGCTCAGAGTCCACACGCTCGTAATACGCACGCACCTTATCGCCGTCATCACCATCATCATTGGCTTCACCAGGCTCGAGTCCTGCAGCCACAGCACCCTGTACCAATATCTGGTTCTTGGTTCTCGCCGTCTCCATCTCAACTGGATCAGTTTGTAACTTCACCATCTCTTCAAAATCAGCCGTCGATAATCGTCCAACGTACTGCATTAATTTGGTCTGCTGTGGATCCCTGAACTTTATCGGGTCAGAGGTGTACAGCATGCGGAGTGCGTAGTAAGTCGCTGGGTCTGTTTTTACCGGAGAGCCAGAGGATTCAGACTTCATCTTGCTGTAAAGCGCAATACGCTCGCCCTGATCCATGGCTTTCAGCATTGTCTCTGGAATCAAGTCATAAGCTTCCTGCGGTGTTAAATCAGCATCGCTCTCAATCCCTTCCTGGTAAATCCCTCTGACCTCTTCCCCTACCGCCTTCTGAGCTCGATCCAGGGCAGCGTTGTTCTCACCATACCGAGTCTTAATTCTGTCCAGTAACGCCTGCTGCAGATCACCCTTACCCTTGGCATCCTTTCGAGCCTGTGCGCTGGCCTCTGTCTCGGTCATGCCTGAGTCAAAATACCCACTGACCAAATCCTGTGACCGTGTTTTCAATCCACTCACCCGCAGAGCATCCTTGATATCGTCCTGCCGCTCACCGAGTATCTTGTTCTCGTTCTTGGTGTAGTAATCCTGAGCATAGGCATACTGCTGGTTGGCCAGCGCCTGATTGATTACCGATTCATGGATATTGGATTCGTTGGTTTTGTACATCAAGTCCCGAATAACCTTGTTGCCCTTCTTGTTGCCATCGAGGTCTAACCGCTCGATCTCCATCTTTGTTAATTGTTTGGTTCTCTCCAGTTCAGATTTGATAACGTACTCACTGTCAAAGTCAGCATTGACCACATCAATCCCAGATGAAATGCCGGCCTTGTACGCATTGGCAGCAAACAGGTTTCGTTCCTTGGTCACATGATTGATTAAATCTTCACCATGAGCCACACGCATCAGGGAAGCTCTACGGCCAAACATCTCCCGCTGCCTGTCGGTTCCCAGGCTATCCCCAATCTCTTTCGCAGCCGAGTCATAACGACTCATGTGTTCCCCGTGGAACTTATCGTTAATTCCACCGCCACGAGTCTGGACGAAGCCGTTGTCACCCTTGCTTAATTCAAGACGTTTCTGCTGTAGCCGGGTCGTCGCATCCTCAACCGCATACTTGTCATCACGGATTTCCATCTTGAGCAGGGAATCACCCAAGCCCTGAATAGAGGAGCCAATAGCCCGTGAGCCCTCAGCCTCAATTCCAGAAGTATCCGGTAACTTGGTAACACCACCAAATCGTGGAGTAGGTCTTTGTTGTTCGTTAGGATTCGGAAGTTTCATGATTAAGTCCTTGTTGAGTAGGACAAGCCCTGACCCAATCCTGATATGACGGTAGCCGTGGTTCTCTTCTCAGCTGCACGCTGTTTAGCCTCTCCGACCTCAACACCCAGCTCGCCCTCGTACCTGATACGTTCAGACTCTGTCTCAGCCTCGTACATGGCCAGATTAGCCCGATACAAACCCTCGCCATGAATGTCAGCAATCAAATTGTCTATGTCCTGAGCATGCCCGCCAGCGCTCGCCACCGCCACAGCCCTCGATGCCATCAGGTCAGCCTGTCGTTTTTCCTCAAACGCACGATGCTGACCAACCGCAATCGCCTGACCAGCCGCAACCTCATTGACCGCTTGCTGTCTTTTCGCCAGGTTCATCGCAACATATCCCTCCTGCTGGGATGCAGAAGCAGATAGAATCGTGCCTATTGCCATTACCGCTAGACTTGCCATATATCACCACGCATGTGTTTGAAGCCATAGTGCTTCAGTAAATCCTCAGACCCTTCAACTCCAGCTTTAGCCTCGGCGTACACCGGCATGTCCGGGAGTCTTGCCATTAGCTTGCGAGCCGCTATCACCACTGTTCTCTTGTACCCCTTGGACTGTTTAAACTCATCGCTCATGTCGGTGAAGATAATCATCATTCCGTTCGTTAGACTAAACCCCGCAACACCAACAGGCTTCCCTTCATCCATCACCACCACCGTGTTCATCGATTCCCTCGGCCTCTCGCCGTAGAATTCCTCTAGCAGATCAGGGGTGCCATCAGTAACGAGCATGACCCTCAACCCCCAGTATCGCAGCGAGTAAAGTAACCGGATTCGGTGAGGTCGCCTGCAAACATAATCTCGAATCAGTGTCCCAGTTACCAGGGAACGAGAACGATTCCTCATCAAATGTCGTATGCACCGTATTGGCTGCAATCTCAACCCCGTCCTTCATCTTGGGTAGGTTGTCCATATTGGTAAAGTCAGGTCCATATTCTAACCCCTGGTAGTGAGTATTCTTCATAATCACCCCGAGAGTCGTTAAATTCTTCTTCTGGATCAGCGCAGTTCCCTGTGCTACGGCATAGGTTAGCTTGGTGGACTTCCATTGAGCGGTGTACGCTAACCCTATACAGCCGTCTGTCACGCTGCTTGAAGCAGTGATTGAACCCCCTGATACCGTGTAAGTCCCTAAATTAACCCCATCACCCCACACCGCTACTGTCTCACCCTCAAGATGAGTCAATCCAGAGATCGTGGCAGAGCCGTTACTCGTGACTGTAATGTGTGCATCTAATTGTCTGCTTGTAGTCCCACCCTGACACTGGGATTCTAATGACCACTTCTCCAGATATCTGACGGTATTACCATCAACCGTTCTCTTGATCACATAGTAAACCGCATCTTCCCCCGTACCATCGGCTCCAGGAAGTACCACTACATCCTCAACTGTACCCCCAGAGCTGTACTTAACCCAGCAGGAGACGTTCTCAGCCTTATCGTGTAACAGGATAGAGACATCTCCATCCGATCTAACGCAGTGAATACGAGTGTCTGGCTGCCTCTGGATGGCGATTTGAACGATAGGGGAGTCCCCAGCTTCAGGGTAAAAGGTCGTTAAGTCACTTGTCTGGTAATCATAGGTCTCACCAAATGCCGCCTCCATCACCCGGGAACCACCCCGTTGAATAAATATCGCCGTACTGTCTAACTTCGCAGCCCGAACCGTAGCAGACCCCTGAGTGGAGAATGATTTGATATGAGCATTAGAAGGGGTTAGAGGTTCGTCATCAGAGGATGATCTCATTGAAAATTCAGCACCATCAGCCCCCAGTAACAGTTTACGCACCGCTACCATCCAGTTGATCTTCGATACCGGACCAGCACCAATCGTTCTCTCTATGGCCTCACCATCACCAGCGAACAAGTCAGTAAAGGTCTCAAACGCATCTGAGGCTGATAACCAGGTTTTATCCTCACCCGACCATCCTAACCGACCCTCTGCTATAGCAACCGAGGTGGGAAACCCCCGCCTTGTGGACCACGATCCTTCATACCAGTCTGCAGTGGCGTCAGTGCTGCCCATGGCAGTGATAATCTTGCCATTTAGCAGGGTCGAAGTAGAGAATGATGTCGCAATGAACACACCGTCCACTGATCCAACAGGGTAATCGAGAGTTAAAACAACAGTGTCAGTCCCGTAATCCCCTGTCTTTATCCCTATCCGATACCAGGCAATCTGATTATCAAGCGTATCGTCATAAGCAACGGTGGCATTTGTTGTGTAAGTCGCCACATCTTCCCATGGTCCTGAGTCTGATGTGAGTGATCGCTGCAGGGTTATCGATGAATCCACCCTTCCAGACCTCGTGACTGTAAAGATTCGAGATGTCGTCACCCCGGTAACCCTAATCGCGTCTGTGAAGTTATTCTCTGCAACCACACTAGCGGTAACTATCTGACCACTTGATGTGAGTCTGTAGAGTGAGTTGGCATTACCTGAGGTAAATAATGGCTGTGATGCCGTTAATGTAGCACCACCAGTAAGCTGGCTTGATGCCAGAGTAATTGGACCATCATTGATTGATCTGAACGGGCCATCCTTCGGAGTGTATTCAACAACAGACCATGAGGTAGTGCTTCTGCGCTCAATGCTGTATTGCCGATAACCATCACAGGCAACGTACACAATATCACCTGACTGATCGTATCGAATCTTCTCAAGGTCTGCCCCAGCCCATGGAGCGACAACCTCCATAACCCCAGATGACGCAATATCACAGGAAGTTATCTGGGCTCCGTACTTGTTCCTTGAGGAGAACTCGATAAACATATTCGCTCCTGTCGGAGTAACCGCTATCGAATGAATCCCTGTACCCAGATATGTCTCTGAGAACAAGTCATCAAGTCCCTGTGCCGTCCCAATCCTGAGTGTGGCCGGTCCGAACGTCACATTAATATCAAGCGCATGCTCAACATTCTGGTCACCAGCAGCTATTGTTACGTCCTGATACCACTTGGCAGCCGCTGTGCCATTGCCCGTCAGAGCAAGTACACCTCCGGCTACGACACCAGCACCACCAACCTCATCATCGTCAGTCCAGTCACCCTGAGCACTAAAAGCAGGTTCGCTGATGGTTGTTGAAACACTCGCCCTCGTGACCAGCGCATCACTCACCCAGACCCGCATATACAGATCGGTGATTTCAATGTTCGCTATATCACTGGTTGAGAATACGAAAGGGATGAATTCAGCTGCATTATTGTTCCGAGTCGCCCCGATATACTTCGTACCAGATCGGAGCATCATCGACCCCAAGTTACGAGGCATCCAGTTCGTACACGTTTCCGCAGACAAACCAACTCGCTCGATGTCCGTGCGGGCTAATGCCAGCGGAGATACGAGTCCTCGATTAAAGCTGTAGAGTGGAGTCTGGTTGGTTGGCATGGATCAGCCTATCAGCTGCCCACGGTTGCCACGATCACTTCTGGAGCCAAGACGGGAACGAGAGCTCACCCAATTACCAGGTGCTGGGAACTGTTGAGGTCCAGCCATAGCTGACTTGTTCTTGGCCTTCTTCAATGCCTTCTCTTCCCATACCATCACGCTCTCTCGCTTCCTCTCATCAGAGGTGAGTTTCATGATGATCTTGGTCGCAAAGTGAGCCGCTACATAGTCAGCAAAGGTTCCTGGCCACAAGGATAAGTCATTACCATAACCAGTATCATTCGACACGAACCGGACATATATCTCATCAATGTCCGAATACCAGTAATCAGACTCATCCACATACCGGGTCAGAGGGGTTTTGAAGTATTCATCCGAACATAGTGACGAGGTGATCACCCAGTCAGTAGGCTTGCTAAATGCTCTGCGAAACCCATAATCCGGCGTAACGTCAGCGTCATAGTCCAGTCGAACCGACCGCATGGCAAAATGCCACTGAGCCATCTCCAGACAGGTATCAACCCCCTGATTATCCCAGACAGTATCTAACAACCGTCTGGGCTCACGATCCTCTGTGAGATCCGCAATCTGCCGCTCACCACAAATGGTCAGTGCCGCGTTATATATCAGGAGCTTGCTCGTGGACATTATTTCATCGCCTTCTCATGTTCATGCAACCAGGTGAGTGCGTCCTGCTTGGAGTCCAGCTTCTCAACCATCACCACCTTATCCGAACTACGGATAATGCTGTGCATGCAGCTGGGACCACGATACTTGTACTCGTACGCCGACTGTTCAGCCTGGGTCATTGCTACGTCCCTGGAGGTCAAAGAAGTAAAACTTAACTCCTTGACCTTGGCGAAAGTACGCTCACAGGACATGATCAGGTATTCAGCAAAGAATGTCCCATCATCACAACGGGCCTCAATACGATCATAGGGTCGGAATTGAAAGGATACATGTGACCAGTAATCTGGCTTTAATAGGTCTTCTTTGGTAACACCCTGTTCAGCGGTGACCACCCACAAATTACGCACGAACTGAGCTTCCTTCATGCGCGTGTGATTCAGTTTTACATCTCTCTTCTCTTCTTCAGCCATGTCTCTCTCCTCATACATGTTAAAAAAAGGGGTGAGCAACCAACAGCTAGCTACCCACCCCAATCACTTCATCGACAAACTAGCTAGATGTAATCGAGCCAGCCGTAGACAGATTAGCACCACTGGATGACACCCCGGTAATCATACCGACTACCATTTGATGGGATGTGGAACCTTGAGTGCTATACGAAGCCGCCATCATAATGTCACCATTCCTCATACCCAATGCCAAAGCATCAGAGAAGAAATTGGCAACTTGCATGTCAGTAGACAGGTTAGTAGAGCAGTAGCTCCACACCGATCCACCATTGGCCATTGATGTGCTCCCCACGTTATTCGTCTGAGCCAAGAGACCCACCGAAATGCGTGAAGGAGGATTGCCTGTTGAACTATAAGCCATGATAGGCCTCCTTAAATTGTTTACCCTTAATTCTATTATGCTTCATATCAATGATTTGAAAATTACCTTGAACATGAAGACCGCAAACATTGTCACCTTGGAGAGGAATAATGTGATCAACCTCAGGGCTAAACCCCTTAATTGATTTACATCTCTGAGCAAGGTCATAAACTTGCTCAATCATCCCAAAATCAGCCCATGGAGGCGTAGCTTGTAGCTTGGCTGCACGATACTTGGCAGCGGTTGCAGCACGCTTTCCTCGGTTGTTGCGACCCCATTCAGCAGTCTTAACTGCCAGAATCTCCTTATTAGCCTCAGCATACTTACGGTTACGCCGATTAGCTGAATCCCTGTTACGTTTCTGGCTTTCGGACTTCCAAGCCTTATGTTTCTCTGGGTTAGCATCACGGTATGACTTTTTACATGCTTTGGCCTTTTCAGGATTTTCCTTCTGCCAGACTCGACTTTTTGCAAGAACACATTCTTCACATCCTCGCGTACTGACGAATCGTTCAGAAACATGTCCTTTCGGACACGGCTTACCAGTAAAGTATTTAACCTTACTTTGTGCCTTTGCTTCTTTGCAGGTAATTATCTTCATAAGTTATTGATTACTAAGCGTAATTTGAGCCGTCTGCAGTAACCACAACGATTCCCGCATTTTGCAGCAAGACAGCGCCCATGTACATGGAGCATCGTGCATACGAGTAATCCTGCTCTTCATCGTAACCGACAGGAGTCTGCATACCAGAGGTATCAGCAGCATGTCCAATCGCAGACTTGTGATACAGGAATGATTTCTCACTCGAAGTACCCTTGCCTGGAAGGTTAGGATGTTCACAGATCATGGTGTTTCTCCACCGATATGCCATCGGCTGATCACGCCAGCTTGGATCATCACCTGCATACGCGCGCATGTTCACATAGTCAGCCGAAGCGAACTCTGGAGCCTGCTCAAGATAGGCAAGGAATGAAGGTTGGCACAACAGTGTGATCTGTGAGTCCCAGGGTACAGAGGCGTTAGATAGTTTAACGCGTGCATTCTGGAACAAGTCCACACTTGGAATGGTTGAGGATGAACCAATCGTTACCGTACCAGTGTTCAGTACAACAGTGATTTGATCATCAATCTTGCGATTAACAACCGCCATGGTGGTTTCCTGCATGATCTGACGCTGAGAACCCTGAGAGGCGAAGACGTTGAAGCCAGTCTTACGAACCAAATCATGTTGCTCAGTCAGTGTGCAGGTGTTTTGGGTTAAGTTATCAGCACGAGCGGGGATTAATCCGTTCACGCCACGAGTGACTGCTTCTGCGCTACCTGAATCGGCAACGAGAAAGACAGCCTGATTACCCTTGATTACCGCTTCAGTCGTTACAGTGTCACGGAGCAACGATTGACGCTGCTCGAATCCGTGAATGAACTCCTGGCGATATTGTGTTTGGAATGCTGTTTGAGCCATTACAATATCTCCTTTTAAAAGGTTAAATTAAACGCCTTTTGCCAGGGAAGCCGGTAATGGGTTAGTTGGGGTAGCGCATAATGCGGGCCAACTGCTGCACTTTCGGGACTGTGCTTAAAAGCTACATTTGTGGCCAGTGCCTGTTACCTTTGCTGTGATTAGCAGCAGCGGTGATGACTTGCATATTGGCCATACAATGCAAGCCGCATACTTTCTCTGATCTCAGTGGTACGCGATGATCAACGTGCCATTCAGCGCCAGTCTCGTTAGTGCGGAGCTGGGCGAGATCAAACATCTCTTCTACAGCAAACGAATCAAATTCATCGCTTGCCCAAATAGGTGTTGCGTGAGCCTTTGCCGCCCTACGCAACGCTTTGTATCCTCTCTGCTTGTCTAGGTTGACTTTCGACCATTCCCGTCCAAGATGCCGCATGTGGTCAAGATTCTGCTCACGATATTCCCTACAGTAAGCGTTCCTCTTTTCCTTGTTCTTATGATGAGACCTTTGGTTAATCTCTCGATTCGCCTCTGGGTTCGCAGCACGCCACTTTGCTGTCTTTATGCGGCGCTTCTCCTTTTCATCATCCATAGCCTAGTTGTAGCAATTAAACCACTACAATTCCAACGCTACTGCGTTATTTCTTCATATTGTCCCGTGCTGTCACCAGTTCACGATATCGCTTCTGCATGTCATCAGCCTTGGGCCCTTTCCAGTATTCTGATGTCTTGCTTCTCATCAGAGTCTCGATGGACTTAATCTCATCATCAACCGCTCCAACGATGTTGTCTCCAGCACCCGGAACCAGCGTAGTCGCAGGGTTGGCTACCAGCGCCATATCAATCAACCACTTCAATGTATCTGTGTCTGATCCCAAAGGCTGGTTGTTGTCATAGCGTGCATTGAGAAACCGATCCTTCACAGTCTCAGGCGCCGTGGCCAGTAAGCCATGAATCCGGTTCACATTAGCTCTGTACTCAGTACCCCACTCGGCACGGAGGTTGTCTTCAGAGGTCTGCTGGAACTCGGCATCAGCCTCCTGTTGAGCCTCAGCTACCTTCTGCTGGTTGTGGAAATACCAGTCCACGGCAGTATTCACATCATTACTAGCCATGTTGCTCTTGTGAGCGAACTCATAGAACTCATCGATAACAGGCTGGTCGTTCTCGCCTATCGTGAATCCGTCACTCAATTTCACTTCGTACTTGTCCGCAGCAATAGGAATGCCGTTGGTCTCACGCCATTCAGCCTGAGCTTCATCCGTTCCCTTATCGGGGAAAGGTGCAGTGGACTTGAACTCACCAGACCGTATCTTCTGCTGGCCGGCAATCATCGCATCAAAGGCCGCTGTCGGTGAGGCATATCGCCCCATAATCCCTAATTTGGTCTCGTCATCACCCGCGTAGTCCTCACGCCAGGTATCGGAGAATCCGGTCGCTGGTGGATCGGCAGGCGGATCTGCTGGTGGATCAGTAATTACTGGGTCTACTGGTGGGTCTACTACTGCTGCTGGATCACTCATCGTTGTCTCTCCTCAGTTTGCTTGGTTCTAACTTCAACATCTTCACTACCGCATTGCCGACAAATCTCCGACCTTCAGCAAATGCTGTCTCATGTGTATCTCCCGGACGGTAGGACTGGTCGTACAATCCGCTCGCCTGGTTCACTATCCACGCCAATGCACGCTTCTGCATCTCCGGTCCAGCTACACCCTGCTCCAACTGCTGGATAGCCGTGGCATCAGCTGCCTCATACGGTGGGGGCTTGAAGGCACCTTGCTTCATTTAGCAAACGCCTGACTTGCCTGACCAATCGTATTGGCTACATCAGCTCCCTGTTGCATCTGCTCTAACGTGGCGGCCTGACTCTCTTGCTCCTGACGCTCCTGCATCATCTCTTCAGCCGTCTGCTCACTGTTCACCCACTCAGCCGGTACGCCGATACCATTGAGGGCATCTCGCATCGCTTTGCTGGTATCCAGTAGGTAGATAGCCTGTTGATCGATATCAATCGCCTCAGCCAGTAATGCCTTAGCCTCAAGGAACTTCTGACCCTTCTGCTGTTCGATCGCATCATGTAACGGTGATTCAAACTTGAACATCACATCCTGACCCTGGAGGCTTGATGGAATATCTCTCGGTGATCCAAAGGCGCCAGCCCTCATCAAGATATCGAACGTGAGCTCACATATCCCGCCGTTGTACTCCATCTCCATTGGCTCAAAGATCGGTAATGCCCCTCGGATATACTCCTGAACCCGTTGACCTACCTCGTATGCCGTCATCTCAGGCGCACGCTCAGGTAGAGTTAGTTTGTTCAGATAGAATGCGTTCGAGATCATCATTCTGGAATCAGCAGCCATCTGGTCACCAAACGGCAAGCCTCTCAAGTCCTGATTGATTGGTCTTAACGCATCACCCAATCGCTCGTCATACTCAAGATCCACCCAGGTTATACCGCCTGAATAGATTGAGACATCAGACCTGACAGCATCTTGTGTCGCTACCATCGGAGGATTGACAGCCTTCTCGCCTGCTTCAAGCAGGGCATAGGTCATCGACTGGATTAATCTCGCATCAGGCAGAGCTGTAATCGTCGCAGGGGAGAAAGCATACTGAGATCCTGAAACAGTTTGCCATCTTGGAATGATGTATTCCTGATTCCATACCGGTACAGCTTCAAGGATATGGAAGTTCTCGCAGTCATAGAAGATCGACCAGTATGGCTTACCGCCTGAGTCCTCACCGTACATGTCTGCCTCACAGATGATGTGATAGCAATTTACTTTAGTGAATGGCTTCTTCTCTACCGTTCGGGTGACTTTCTCATGGCAGTTCTTGAACAATGAAGTTAGATCACGACAGGTAGGCTTCCACTTGCGCCCAATCATCCCAACCTTGCCTTCCTCGTTCTCCTGCCACACCACATCCCTCAGGTGCCAGTTACGATAGATCAATCCATCAGCCAATCGATTCAATCGGCACGATATTACCGCCTGACCAAAGGCTGCAAAGTCATGATCAGCTTCCTTCGTGGCTCGGGTGAACTGAGACTTGCGATCATACATCGCCTTCTTCTGCACCTTCGATGCCCACTCCAGCCAGCGATTAGCTTCATTGTTCTCCCTGTCTGGATCCTCAGGCGCCATCTTGAACCAGTCCTTATCGGTTGGTCTCAACATAGTCCCAATCTGATCACCCAGGTCTCGTCTTGTCGCTACAGGGAAGCTAGTCATAAGGTCAGCAGCAAACTCATTCCCATGAGAACGACGAACAGTGAAGTCAGCCCTCTCTGGATAGAAGTTCTCCGCTATCTCCTGAAGCAAGTTGACATACGTCATCCTGTCAGTGAATAACTTATCTACGACCTCTTTGAGTTGCTTGATATCCATTTAGCCTCCCAATTTGTCATCGGATGCTGAAAGTATGGTGGATGCCCGACCCTTACGACTGGATCGCTTGCGTGATGCTGTTCTGCGACCAGCTTTATTCTGAGCCTCTGGATCAGGGATTGGCTTGATACGCTGACGAGCTTCACGCTTGGCAGTTACCGCATCCTCTTTAGCATGGCGTTCCTCACGCTTCTTGGGTTCCTCAAGTACGCCACCTTTCTTCATGGCCGACTTTGAGATGGGGTTCCTTTTAAGCGTCTTTCTGGTCATCTCGCCATGAATTCCTGGAGCCTCGTAAATCGACTGCTTGAAGAAGTCACCGATACCACTTATTCCGTCTTTGCCTGCCATTATCGTCTCCTGTGCTGCCTGCCTGTTATGACTTGTGGAGATTGGCCTCGCAGCTTATGCGACCTCTTGCGGTCAATCCATTCTAATGCTGAATTCTCGTCTTTCGCTCCCTGGAACCAGGCCATGCACACTGCATCACCCTTATCTGTCGAACGTCCTAACCTCTCACATACCTTGTCCTTGGCCTCAATAACTATCGTGTTGTTCACTATCTTATAGGTCGGTGCGGTCAAATCCGCAACCATCTCAGGATCATCAGGTAACATTATCTGACTGCCACCAGGCTGATCAGGGTCCAGTGCTTCTCTCAATCGCCATATCGATGCACTTCGCTTGTTCTTGAATGGTATCGCTGAGTCCTTCGACCGCATCGCGGCAGCTTCAGACCCCTTGTATCCATACGTCTCAATCTCATTATCACACAAATGCTCATAGGTGCCTGACCCATAACCACCGCCGAGATCAATAATGATCAGTGCTTTGTCCCTGCGCTCAGTCATAATGTGACCTACAGCCTGTTGAGACAGCTTACGGGGATCAAATTGCTTGGCAGGTATCTCAATGATCGGTGCAAACCAACCATCGTACCTCGGTGCCATCACCATCGGATCCTTACCACCTCCAGACATATCAACGCCTATCGCACACATCGGTATGCCAGGTGGCGGCTTCTGTGTCCACCTTGTCTGGGCTAATCGTATCCATTGAGTAGGAATTGCCTGACCAATGGCATCTGTCATCGAGGCGTCGAACCGACCGTCTCTGTAAGCTAATCGCTCCCTTTCGGGTAACGCAGCCAGCACAGAGTCGTAATTAGTGGCCGCTAAGTCTGGATTGTCGCTGAGTCTTGCTCGTATGAATGTTCTGGAGCGAGCAATAACTTCGTCTCCGTTGATCAAATGAGGCCCACGGCCATCCACCTCGGTATCTCTGCCATCCTCGTTGGTAGTGTACCATCTCAGTTCTCCGTCTTCGGCTGGGTTTGGATGAGTTGGATCAAGCCAAGCAGCCCAGCGTTTAATGACCCAGAACCCTTCAGCAGTGGTTGGTGGATTGCCCGTACAGACAACTCGACACCGTTCAGCTGGGTCAGCAGATCGGTTCCAGGCACTAATGAATGTGTACTGAGTCTCGCTGAAGTCAGCAATTTCATCATACGATTTAAGGGAATGTGGAATTCCCTTTCGCTTTTGCTTATCAGCTTCAAGCTGGCAGCCGCCCATATCAATGATTTTATCACCCAGCTTCCAAGTGCCTGTGGATCTATTAAGGCCATCCGAGTTACCGACAATCTCTTCCATGCGTTCAGGCAGCTTCTCAGCCTCCTTGTTGGTTCTACGGAGTATTAGGCTACGTTTATGCTCATTCAGCGCAAGCCCCAACACAAGATCAGTTTTGCCGCCACCTGCGGAATTTCCTGTGCAAAAGATATGATTGTTCCTTCTCGCTACCCAGTAAGAGGTTTCAGTCTTGAAGCAATACATCCGGTCAACCTTAACCCGACTTATCTGTGTACCCTTCTTGGATTCTCTGTTCCTTAACCCAATACCCTTGTTTATCTTGTCTCGACGGATATTGACCCGGTACATCGTGCTCCACTTGTCATTGGAGTATTCTTTAACCCCTATGGTCGCTGCCCTACCCACCGAATGAGCGCAATACTGCATGAAATCAGCATCGTCTTTAATTGTGGTGTTGAAACAAACATCACCACCAATAACTCCAGAATAAGCACCGTCCCAGTGAGACATCTCCTCAAGGATTATCTCAATCTGTCTGATTGATGCGTCCCACCATGTGTCATATCGCTTCGTAGTAATTGGACTGTAGAAACTATATCTGATCTCTGTCGGCCTGTTATGGTTATGATATTCCTTCCATCCAATACCCATCCTGGTCAACATTTCAGTGAGTCGCTGCTTCTTCCTGTCTTTCCTCAAGGTGATTCGGCAGTAATTCTCCGTGGCTCCATCAAATGCCCCATCAGCATGTATGCACACGCCTAGCCGTATCTCGTCCTCAGAAAGACTTAATCCCTCTCTGTCTGGGATGAAGGTACAGGGGATATGGTGGCGAGATGGCTGCTCAGCCAACTCCGATGCTGTTTTAACTACTACCTTGCCTTCGTAGTCGTATGAAATAACTCTGTGGTCGTCAGACAACATCATGTCCATGCGCCCAGTTTTGAATCTCCACATCTCATCACATGGCTGATCCGTATACCCCAAGGGTTCAATGAACGTCAGGCTTCCATCAACATCCCACTGGCCAATCAAATCACCGGCCTTGTATTCGTCAATACGCTTCCATCCGTCTGAAGTCAGGTACTCGGTATCCCCTGATACACAGCCTCCATAGAACAACTCATCTGCCTCCGAATAGTATGCTTTAGTCTGAGGTCCAGGGTTCGGTATCCACAGCTTATCTTCAGTGGCACCCATTACCTCTTCTGCAAGCTGATCCTTGGCCTCCTGGTCGAGACCTTCTATCTTCTCAAGGACTTCAGCGAGCATACCGGGCATTAGTTCACCGCTTCCAAGTTAGGGTCTGTAGGATCAATCAAGGGAGTTACTTTATCGTCATTGATCTGCATACGAGGCTGCTTCATCTCTTCCAGTACCGGAACCTCAGGTGGCTGAGTGAACTCAACGCCTAACGTGTCACTCGCACCAAACCAGCTGTGTAAGTTCCAGTCCTGATCATCAAGCGCACCATCGAGGAATGCGACCTCCTGTACCTTCTTCTCGATCTCTTCAGTCAATGCTGCCTTGCGTCCAGCCAACTCACGAGCTCGACAGGTCTGCTTGATCCAGCCATGGGAGTTCTCACAGATACCGTACAGGGGAGCAGGTCTCAATAGATCAGATTCAGGGGGTACGCCAACCTCGATACCAAGGGATCTGGCTAATACAGCAAAGTACTGGCAGCCAAGCCTCTGTTCACCATATTCAGTTGAATGCGCCATATCGACTCCATACAGTGCGATCTTCTCTGCCCCTTCCTCAATAGCCATCGCCATCATCCAGGCCAGGCTTGAAGTGAAGAAGTAGGGGCCGTACTTGGCCACCAGCTCCTTGTAAGGCAAGACCACGCAGTTCGTGACCTCTGGAATGTGCTTGGACATGTACACAGGACCCACGAATCCCTTCAGGAAATTGGTATAGCCCTCCTGAAACCACGGCTGACCCGGCTCCCAACGGTGTAACTCAAAGAATCTGTCGATCCTCGGTACACCATAAGTACCCGGTGAGCATGACCATATCTCCCAGTCATCACCGTCTGCAGACTGGCCAAACGGTGCGAGATTCATAGATGCCTGTGCTGTCCCTAATAATACAACTTTCTTCATGCGTCCCTCCTCAGTAGACGTTATGACGATACTACGCTGTTACTGTTTGACGTTACCATCCACTGTGCTGTTGAAATGCCAACCAGACTGATTGAGTCGCCTGGACCATCAAACGCAATACCGCTACCTGCTACGCCATTGGTCGAGATGATAGTCGCAGCTACAGGTGAGATAGTGTGAATGCCAGTTGATACTGTGCCGGCGCCAAGAGTTACCTCACAGCCTGGTGCTGGATCAGTCAGCGTCCATGTATCGTTGGTGGTTGTAACGACAGTATGGAATCCGTTGTTAGGGATTGCAGTACCAGTCGTGTCTGATGTCGCATTGGTGACCTGATGACGAACCGGCTTAGGTCCTACCAGGAATCCATTGTGATCAATACCGAGACGACGACCGTGAATGCTCGTTAGTATGTTGCTTCGTAAGTTCTCAAGTGAGAATGCCATGATAAATCTCCTAGCCCTTTAGAGTTGCGTAATGTCGGGCATTAAGTCGCCGAAATGGTCGGACGCGCCGTCTCCTCGTTAAGCTGTGTGTACTACACCTGCACCTGCAGATATTGTGGCGTACAACCCAGTGCTGCCAAACTGCATCGGGGTGTTGAATGAGATGTTACCGCTCGATGGGATCGTGGCCAGCAATTTGCCTGACGTTGAGCCCTCGTAAAGGGTTAGTATTCCACCAACCGCTTCGGCGTAAGATACTACCCCCTGACCTGATTTGATTACACCATCGGTTGTTAGCGATCCAGATGAGTATGCTATTGGGCTAGACATGTTGTTCCTCGTTAATTAAGCGTCTTCGTTGTCTACAAGGTAGATGATGTAATCTACTGATATCTGCGCGGTTGCAGCGGCCTTAGCCATGAATCCTATATCACATGGTCCGGTGAATGGTCCGTGCAATGCT